AAAGGGGAGCGCATCTTCGCGCTCCCCTTAGTCCTTACAGCGCAGAAAGATCTGGCGCCGCCCGTCCAGTAGCCTGATTGTAGAGACGCAGCACCTCGGGGTGTCGCATCGCCATCGAAGCATACTTGCTGTCGTCTTGCACCCGCTTCAAGAAAGGCGCAACATCGGTCGAACCTTTCGCGGTAGCGATCGCTTGAGCAAGAGCGTTCTGGTCATATCGGGGACCGCCCATGCCTTGGCGCTCTGGCCACTCGCCAGCCTTGACCTTGTCGAGACGGTCGTTAATCTCGCCAATGTCAAGCTTTTGATTGAACAGATTGCCGATCCATGTCTTCAGGCCGAACAAGCCGATAAGGCGCTTGCCGTCATCGGAAAAGTCGCTCCAATTGACTGCGACGGTCTCGCCTCTGCTAAGGTGCTCGAACTTGACGCCCATTGCGTCCTGTTCGTCTTCCACCTCTTGACCGCTTGCATCGACATAGTCGCGGTTTGCGACCTTCTCCCGTGGGGGTTTACCGTTAGCCATGAGTGTGATACCTCCTGTTTGTCCAAGGCGCACCTTGCGCCCTGCCGAGTCCATATATGGCATCGAACCTTGCCGAAGGCAAGGTGTTGCCAAAAATAAATCTTGCATATTGCAGGTGTGGCTTCTTAGCCACATCTAATGCGAAAGGGGTCCGCCAAAAGCGGACCCCCTCTCACCATTAAGCCGATTGGCCAAAGTATTCGGCTTCCTTGCGCAGGGCCATCGCAAACGCCCGTTCCGCATGGGCGTTCCGGCCTTGCGACGCGAATTCGATGGCTTTGTCAAGCCAGTGATATGCGGATTGTAGCAAGGCTATGTCCTTGCCTGGAGTCTCTGCCATGCCGTTGTCCCTTTGCTGTTTGCGACCTGCCACATATGGGGCTTGCCCCGCCAGAATGCAAGAGCATGGCAGGTATGCAGAATTGCGGGCTTGCGGATCGTCGGGCGGATCCCCATATCTGGCATGTCAACGAAAGGACAATCGTCATGTGGAAAGGACAAGCCGAAAACCCCCGCCGTGCGCCGATGATGGCGCTCGTCGGGGACTATCTGGAACGAGGCGGCATCATCACCTACTGTCCGCCTGGTGACCGCGCCCTCGGCATCGACACGCTATGGGGCTTCTTGGTCCGGGAGTTGGAACACAACGCAGTCGCGCAGTGAGCCAGGGGGAGGCCGCGCCAGCGGCCTCCCGCCCACGCCCCCTCGGCTGGCCATCCGCCTCCTATCTGCTACAACTCGGGCGGGTAACGAGTTTCACCAATACATGGCGTGTTATATGGGTACGGGCTTGGAGGAGCCTAGACTTTCGCCTAGGCTTAGGCTGGGCGCAAGCGAAGAGAATATCATGAGAGAGATTCCACTTACGAAAGGTTACTGGGCAATTGTTGATGAAGAGGATTATGAATATCTGATGATACACAAATGGAGTGTGCGATTTGGGTCGAGCAGAAATTGGAGACCATATGCGCATAATTGGAAACTGGGTATGATGCATCGAATGATCGCGATTAACATAGGCTGGGACATTTCAACTAAACATATTCATCATATAAATGAGGATGCTTTAGACAATCGGAGAATTAACTTGATAGCGTGTACGCCGGCGGAACACTTAAATATTCATGAGATTTGGAAGAGGTGATGCGCGCCGAGGGCGCGCATATTATGCGACGTGAACCCTAGGTTCATAGCGCACAATAATAGGGGGCCGCTACGCGCCCCCTTCTTCGAGTTACCATCGCGCCGTCATGACAATACCGATTCCTATGGATCTCTACACGAAGCCCGGTCGCTACACTCCGGGCAAGTGGATGTGGTGGCATGACGCCATTATCGATCTGATGATTCAGCATCCCGGATGGACGAAGAAGCAGATCGGAAAGGAGCTGAACGCTTCGGCGATGTTCATTTCGATGATTACAACAAGTGATATGTTTCAAGCTCGATACTTAAAGCGGCGGGAAGAACACGCTCGCAATATCAGCTTGGATATTGTGTCGAAGGTGTCGGCGGTAGCCGACAAGACGCTTGATCGAATCATGTCGCAGCTGAACGATGAAGCAAAGCCGATACCACTGAACCATCTTGAGTCGCTTGCTGACAAAACCCTGTCGCGCTTGGGGTATGGTCCGAAGCTCCAGCCCCCCTCACCTTCGGTAAACATCCAAGCCGACAGGGCGCAAGTGGTGGTGATACCTGCGACGCGGAGCGATTTGGAAGAAGCACGAAGGCTGATTCGCCAGAAGGAGGCGGAACTCGCCCTCGAGACGGTCACCGAGTTGAAGGTCGTAACGATCGGCAACGGGACCATGGACTCGGCTAGCTCAGCCGTCACCGAAGGTGACAGCGCGAACCGTGAAGCGGAGTCGCTTCGCGAGGAGTCGCTTCGCGACTCCGATATCCCCTCGCTGGACGACCTTTAATGACTGGCGAAGCCACATCGATATCGATCGACGAGCTAGTTAAGCTCTGTGCGGTGGACGATGAATTATTCTCCCGAATGTTCTTTCCAAATGCGGTACGTAAAACTTCACCGGCTTACAGCCGGGACGTGTGGGATAGGCTCAACAATCCTGCAAAGCGACTTGTTAATCTGCGAATTTTTCGTGGTGGAAGCAAGACAACGAGGCTTCGCCTCTTTACCGCGAAGCGGATAGCTTATGGATTGTCGTATACTATCCTCTATATTGGAGCTAGCGAAGCTCATGCGATTCGAAGCCTGCAATGGTTGAAGACAAGGATCGAGCCCACACTGGATAGCTCTGGGAGCCGAAGGCTTCCGTTCTTTGCTAGTGTCTTTGATCTGCGTCGAGGGCGCAAATGGGAGGAGACGCAGTTTGAAGTATATCATGGAACAGATCAGCGACCGATCTGGGTACTCGGCGTGGGAATTACGGGTAATATTCGCGGTATCAACTTTGATGATTATCGGCCCGATCTTATTGTATTGGATGACATCGTAACGGATGAGAATGCGGCGACGGAAGATCAGCGGGAAAAGCTAACGACGCTCGTCTTGGGCGCCGTCAAGAATTCTCTTGCGCCAGCAAGCGAGGCCCCTAATGCGAAGATGGTCATGCTACAAACGCCGCTTCACTCTAAAGATGTATCGGGCCTCGCGGCGAAAGATCCCTCATGGGATACAGCGGTCTACCCATGCTGGACGACAGCGACAGCTCTCGATCCTGACGTGGAGCAGCAAATCTCCTCATGGGAGGAGCAATTTCCAACGAAGGACTTGCGGAAAGACAAGTTGAATGCTATTGCACAAAATCGGCTCTCCATCTTCGCACGAGAAATGGAATGCAGGCTTGTTAGTCCCGAAGTTAGAGACTTCCGAAGTGAATGGTTACAATTCTATGACACCGACCCCCGATCTCTCCGAGGAACATTTGTACTCTCTATCGACCCAGTACCACCACCTTCGGTTCAGCGGCTCCGTGAGCATCGATTCGAAGGGCTCGACTTTGAAGCTCATACTGTTTGGTGTCGGAATAGCTCTGGCTACTATCTGGTTGATTGTCGGACTAATCGTGGCCATGACCCTGGTTGGAGTGTCGCTACAGCTCTCTCCTTAGCGCAAGAGTGGAGAGTAGCGCGGATCGTTGTGGAGACGGTTGCTTATCAGAAAGTCCTAAAGTGGCACCTCGAGAAAGAAATGACGCGGAGGAAGACATTCTTCGTCGTCAAACCATTCGATGATAAGAGGTCGAAATATAACAGAATCACTAGCGTGTTTGGCACGCTCGGGCCGCAGCAGCTCCTGTTTGTTCGCAAGCAGCATGCGTCATTTATTGAACAGTTTGAAGAGTTTCACGGTGGCGATCATGATGATGTGCTGGATGCGAGCGCAACGGCTCTGTCGGATCTTGTGTCGCCTTACATGGAGCTTGGCAGTGATGAATATTATTCTTCAGATGATTCCATTCCGAAGCTAGAGGCGAGTCGAATGTGCCCGTAGAACCGCCGCTTGCGGCGCGCGATAGCGCCGCGGAAGCTGGGAGATGAAGAATGACAATGTATATCGGAGAGTATTCCAATATGGGCCTCGGCGGTAATGCGCAAGCGCCTGTCTGTCCGAAGATAACGAAGCAAACCATTGCTAGCGGAGCGAGCGCGCCCTTTAACTCGGCGACGAGATTCATCCGCCTCCACTCCGATGCGATTTGCTCCTTCGCTATTGGGCCGCCGGGGACTGTTGCTACCACTACAGATGACCGTATGATCGCCGGAGCCACCGAATATTTTTTCGTTTCTCCAGGACATATTGTGTATGTCGTAGCGAATAGCTAACGCTCGCGAAGCGAGGGCGCGTACCGTGGAGCAGGAGGATATTCCAGATGAGAGTCAGATAGGTCGCGCGCTTCGCGGAATCAGCGCCATGCCCCGATCGACACATATCGAGGATCGAACCATTACGCCGCGGAACATGATACACTCTCTGCACAATCTTCCTCCGATGCGCCTTCTTGATACTATTCTCCCGAGGTGAAGGTGACTGAAGACTACGCATTGCTTCCAGTCGAGATCTTAGCTTATGCTGCCGGACTTTTCGATGGTGAAAGGTTGTCTGATGGCTTTCATCCAAGATACGAAAGATGGTTACGACGGTAAATGCTTTAGAGTGCATATCGTTAACACGGATCGCGCCGTCATCTATTGGATGAAAGAGAAGTTCGGTGGCAACGTCTACGAGCAAGATCCCGGTGGTGGACAGCGCCGAAGTTTTCGCTGGCACATAAACGGTCGAACCGCTTTCGATTTTATTCAAGCGATCTATCCATATTCGATTATCAAAAAAACACAGATTGAGGTGGGGATGTATTTCTTCCGTTTGGATAGGAGTAATCGAGCAGAGCATGATCTACTAACCGAACTACTTAAAAGGGAGAAGCGCCGAGAAGATGAAAGTATTACTCCTCCAAAACCTAGGCGTAAGGTAACCTTAGACGATTTATAAGGAACACTGTCATGCCAGGCATGACGAGAAATATTGCGAAAGGCTCGCCGCTGCATCAAAAGATCATCGCGATGTTGTCGACGCGTATTCGTTACGCGGAGCGGGCGAGAAATATTCAAGTTGTTCAATGGCAAAGAGCGGAGGAATCTGCACTTGCCTATATACCAGAGCAAGAAATGGACGCTATGCGGCGGGCGGATAGGCAACGGGGCACTCCGCGTTATACGACTATTCAAATCCCTTACACGTTCGCCATGATAATGGCGGCACATACGTATCTCACTAGCGTGTTCTTTTCTCGCTCTCCTGTACATCAATTCGCTGGTCGCCATGGTGAGGGCGAAGATCAGGTAATGGCGCTTGAGGCTTTGATATCCTATCAAGTCGAAGCTGGCAAGATGTTGGTGCCATATTATATTTGGGTGTACGACGCGATAAAATATGGGGTAGGAATTCTAGCGACTTACTGGGAAGATGAGATCGTTCAATTCTCTCAGGTGCAAGAACAGATTGATCCGCTCAGTGGTAAGTCGAAGCGAGTACAGGAATCCGTCCAGATCCCCGGCTATCAAGGGAATAAAGTCTGGAACATCGCTCCGTTCGACTTCGGAACGGATCCCCGCTTTCCTCCACATCAATTTCAGAGAGGAGAATTCGTATGGTGGCGGAAGGTCATTGGCTGGAACGAGATGATCCGGCGGCGCAATCTTGGCTACTATATGAACACCGAACATATCACTTCGAAATTTGCCCCTTCGCAGATCATCAATCAGGGTGCCTCGGCGCTGATCCGTCCGGAGATACCTGGATTTATCATGGACGCCGAGGATCAAGGACACCCGCAAGCTTTCTATGCCTACGAGGTGTATGTCGACTTGATCCAAAGCGAGTGGGGGCTCGGCCCGAGTAACTATCCCGAGAAATGGGTGTTCTCCATCACAGGCGATTTGAGCCTCTGCTTCGGGGCGCAGCCCCTGGGCGCCATGCATGGACAATTTCCTTTTGACCTAATGTTCACGGAGGTGGAAGGCCATGGACTCTGGCCCCGAGGACTCCCTCAGATCATTGAACCTATCCAAAACACTCTC